AGCTTAACATCTTCGGGTTTTAATTTTAATACAACTACTCCGGAGATTGTTCCGGTTACTTATAATGAGACTATAACAATTAATGACACAATCCCAAAAGGAATATTCCAAAAGGACTTTTTTACGAGCATATTAAAGATGTTTAATTTACTTGTAACGGAGGATAAGTTTATTCCTTACCGATTAAATATTGAGCCTTATGTTGACTTTTGGAGTGGTGATGTAATTGATTGGAGTAACAAATTAGACAGGAGCCAACCGATTAAGATTAAGCCAATGAGCGAAATCAATGCTAGGTATTACAATTTAAAATATAGACAAGACAGTGATTTTTATAATGAGGATTATCGTAAAAAATATAATGAGGGATATGGTGATAGGATTTTTGATAATGGTTTGGAATTTGCAAAAGATAGTCAATCGGTTGAAGTAATCTTTGCAAGCTCGGTGCTTTATGGCGCTACGGGAACTGATAAGGTTTATCCGGCTATTTATAAAAAGTCAAACGAGAATACAAAAGAGGATAGCATGGATCACATAATAAGAATCATGCAAGTAAAAAAGCTTACGGGATTAACATCCTGGAACATATTAAATGGGGCAACTGTATTGGCAAGCAAGACATCTTATCTTTATGGGGGGCATTTAGATGATCCGGATGCTCCAAGTAGTGACATTGCTTTTGGCGCACCTCAACAATTATACTTTGAGTTGGCAAGTGGTAATTTATCAAATAACTTGTTTAATACATATTACTCACCTTATTTAGCCGAGATAACAAACAAAGATAGTAGGCTATTGAGTGGCATGTTTAATTTAACATCCATCGACATGTATAACCTTGACTTCGCTAAATTTATATTTATAGATGGCGGGGTGTATAGAATTAGTAAAATCATAGATTATTCACCGGAGACAAACGACTTAACAAAAGTTGAGCTTTTGAGGGTAATCAACAAAACATATTAAGATGGCAAAAAAAGTGGTGGCGGCCGAGATTGAGATAAAAACGGCCAATTCGATATCGGATTTAAAAGCATTAAAAAAGCAATTAAAAGACACGGCGGCGGGATCGGAAGAGTTTAAGAAACTTTACAATCAAATCGATGATCTTGAGGATAAAATTAAATCATCAAAGAATGCCTCAAGCGATTGGATTGATTCATTAGAGAGTGCGGGTGGCCCGTTGGGGATGCTTGGAGCCGCATTGAATAAAGCAAAGGTTGCAACTCAATCATTTGGCGGTGCTTTGAAGGCAACCGGCATTGGCTTAATTGTATCGCTTATTGGTGGGCTTGTTGCGGCATTTAGCCAAACCGAAGGATCAATGAAAAAATTGCAACCTTTATTGATTGGATTTCAAAAGATTTTTGGCGGTATATTGGCAGCGGTTGAGCCATTGATTGATTCATTTGTTGAGCTTGCAACAAGTGCGATGCCTTATGTAACAAAAGCAATTGGCACCGCTTATTCGGCAATGACATCTTTTTTACAAGGACTTGGGATGGTTGGATCAGCGGTTAAAAAGTTTATAAGCGGAGATTTTAGCGGAGCCTGGGATGATGCCAAAAAATCAGTAACCGAGTTTGGCAAAAGATATGATTCAGCAAATGCAAGATTTATAAGCGGAACAAAAGAGGTAACAAAGATTGAACAGGAGGAGCTTGATAAAAGAAAAGCGGCTCGTGATAAAGCAGCGGCCGAAGAGAAGGCAAGACTTGAGAAGGCCGAAGCGGATGCAAAAGCATATCAAGATTTTGAGGTAAAAAGGCAACAGGATGCAAATGCAAGAGAAGAGGAAGCGGCTGCAAAAAAGGAAGAGGAGAGGAAAAAAAAGGAAGAGGAAAGGTTAAAAGAGGAGGAAAGGAATGCCGCTAGCATGAAAGCTAGCAATGAATTTGAGGTGCAACTTGCAAGAGACTTAATGAAAGTCGATGAAGAGAATGCAGAAAAAACAAAAAAACTTGTTGAGGAAGAGACTGCAACAAGAGTTGGCTCGGCCATGGCCGTTGCAAATGCAACATCTGCATTGGGTGCAATAGTTGGAGAGCAAACAATGGCGGGTAAAGCGTTAGGAGTGGCATCGGCTTTAATCAATACATATGTCGGGGCATCGGAAGTAATAAGAGCAAAATCAGTATTGCCGGAGCCATTTGGTACCATCCAAAAGATTGCAAGTGTTGCGGCTATTATTGCAACAGGATTGAAAACAGTTAGGACAATAACCGCGGTTCAAGTTCCGGGCGGTGGTGGTGGTAGTATGCCATCAATCCCATCTATGTCCGCACCATTGATGCCTCAAGTATCAACAACAACATTAAACCAAGCCCAGGTTAATCAAATTGGCAATGTTGCGGCGCGTGCATTTGTTGTTGAATCGGATGTGACCGGTAACCAAGAGAGAATCCAAAGACTTAACCGAGCGGCTCGAATTAACTAAAAGTACAATGTTCTAATTTTTTATATTTATTTATATGACTTTACCTATATATGAGCTTAAAATACAAGAGGATTTGCAAGATGATGCGGAAGTGTCCTTTATTGCACTTGTTGATAAGCCGGCAATTCAAAAGGACTTTGTGGCATTTGGCCAAGAGTTTATTAACCCATCCAAAGGTGAGCAAAAGGATTCGTTCTTACCTCGTTGCATATCTTATGTAATAAATGAAGGCAAAGATAATGAGCAAGCCGTGGCGATATGCAATTCACTTTGGGAGCAACATTTTGCGGGCCAAAAGATTTCATTTGATTATGATGATACATTAAGCACGGATCGTGGCAAAGGACTTGCAAAGGATGCTATTGATAACGGGAATACCGTTTATATTATATCCGCTCGTAATGATGTCAATGGTATGCTTGCAACTGCAAAGGAGCTTGGAATACCCGAAAGCAGAGTTTACGCAACAGGATCAAACAAAGCAAAGATTGAGAAGATTAAAGAATTATCAATCGATAAGCATTATGATAACAATAGCGATGTAATTGCGCAGCTTGGAACAATAGGAGCAAAGTTTAATTTTCAATCATTTGCTATTCAAAGCGAAGATAAGCACATTATTAGTGGCCCATTGATGCTTGCAGATGCATTAATATATCGTAACAATTCAAAGTTTGGCGAACACTATGTGAAATTTTCAGCGGAGACAATAAAAGAGATTGCCATTAAATTTGCTAAAAAAGGGTATCAACAAAATGTCAATTTGATGCATGACTCAAATATGAAGCTTGATGGTTTGGTGATGTTTGAAAGCTTTATTGTTGATAAAGCAAGAGGGATTTTGCCTATGGCGGGATTTGAAGATGCAAAGGATGGCTCATGGTTCGGTTCGTTCTATGTTGAGAATCCAACGGCCTGGCAGTTGATTAAGGAAGATAAGGTAAAAGGATTCTCGGTTGAGGGTTTCTTTGACTATGTTTTACCAATTGATCGTGAAAAAAGCTATGCCGAGCAAAAACTTGCCGAGTTAGCAGAATTATTAAAAGTACCTAATTCATTAAAATAATATATATAAGAGTATGGAAAACGCACAAAGTATTTTAAACAAGGTCTCAATGTTCTTTGCGGAATTAGTTGGAGATCAAATGCCACCCGCAAGCGGTGAGCCAAAAGCAACGGAAAGTAAAATGATGGAGGCTAAATTAAAAGATGGCACTATCGTTGAAGTTACCGAGTTGATGGTTGGTGGAATAGTAACCATTGAAGGTGTTGCAGCTCCTATTGGAGAGCATATGCTTGAAGATGGTACTATGATTGTCCTAGGTGACAATGGTGTAATCATGGAAATTAAGCCGGCTATGGATGAAGAGGTTGCACCCGCAATCCCCGAAGAGCCAATCGGCCAAGAGGACATGAGCGCTAAATTTGCTGCATTCGAGAGTGCAACAAATGAAAAGTTCGCAGCTTATGAAGATAAGTTCGCAGCATATGAAGTTAAATTAACTCAAGCTAATAAAGTAATCGAAGGATTAATGCAAATTAGTAAGATGTTAGTTGAAGCTCCTCAATCTCAAGCAGACTCAAGTGTTAAAAATAGCAACGCATTCAGCGAAGTTAAAAAAGATGCAAGAGCGGAGTTTGAAAATTTCTCAAAATCAATTTGTTCTTAAAAATTAAAATTATAAAAAAATGGCATTATCATTCAGCGGCATAAGTGCATATACTAAACAAGAGATTGCACCTTTATTAACCGAGGCTGTATTCGCAGCAAAAACGCAATCTTTAATCAAGAGCGGTGGTATCTTATTACCTAAAACAAAATCAAGCGTAGCGGTTCCTAAATTAGCTACAAATGCAAACTTTCAAGTTGATGCTTGTGGTTGGAATGCTTCTGGCACTACAACTTTAAGCCAAGCAACTGTAACAGTTGGTAAGGTAAAGCTTGAAGAGACAATTTGTCCAAAAGATTTTGAAGCTTACTTTTCTCAAGAGGCTTTGAAAGCGGGATCAACTTACGAAGATTTCGGATGGGCTGAATTTCAAACAAAGTTCACCGAGCAAAAAAACAAGATGATTGCAAAGCAATTAGAAGTTGGTTTGTGGCAAGGTGATACTGATTCAGCGGTTGAAAACTTAAAGCGTTTCGATGGCTTAATCAAAATCATTGATGCGGGTTCTCCTGTAAATGCGAATGTAAGTGGTTATGTAAGTGGTGCGCCTTTATCTACTTTAACTGCGGCAAACATTGTTTCTGCATTAAACGGAGTTTACAAAGCAATCCCTGTTGAGATTATCGATGCAGATGATTTAAAAGTATTCGTTGGTAATGACACTTACCGTTTAGCGGTATTGGCTTACCAAGCATTAAACCTTTACAACTACAAAGTTGATGGTGATGCTTCTCAAACTTTCATTATCCCAGGTACTAATGTTGAATTAGTTGCGGTTAATGGTTTGAACGGAACAGGTGACATATACGCTACAACTTTATCAAACATCGCAATGGCGTTTGATTTAGAAGCAGAAGAGGAAAACTACAAGATTTGGTATTCTCAAGATAATAACGAAGTTCGTTATAGAGTAGCTTTCAAATTGGGTATTGGCGTGGCTTACACAACTTTATGTGTTAAGTTCAAAGCAACTATCTAATTAAATTATAATCAAGAAAAGGCGGTGAAATAGCCGCCTTTTTTTTAAACTTTTTTATCATGGCATGTGCAATAACAAGCGGTTACACGATTGATTGTCGCGAGAATATCGGCGGTTTATCCGCAGTATATTTAGCAGAATTCGGCAACATTTCGGGTGTAACGGAAGTGAGCGGTTTAGTTACCGGCATCACAAAAGTAGCGGGCAAAAGATTTTATAAGTTTGAGGTGCCAAGAGCAACCGCAAACACATCATCTAATGCAACTGCATCGGAAGAGAATGGATCAGTATTTTATACTCATCAAGTAGTATTCCCATTAAATAAGAGAGACTCAACAACTGCGAACATAGTTCGTACACTTGCTAAAAATAAGTTAATGGTTGTTACATTGGATATGGATGGCAATTATCGTATGTACGGTAAGGGTAAAGGTTTATATCTTGCAACAACTGAAAGCGGAAGTGGTACGGCTGCGGGTGATCGTAATGGTTACAATATCACATTAAGTGGAATAGAGGTTGACGATTTTTTACAAGTTAGCGCAACAGTAGGAGCGGCGCTTGAGACTGCGGGATAATTTATTTAAAGCAGTATTTTATTTATGCCCTACCTACTTCGTGGGTAGGGCTTTTTAAATTTAACAAGATGTTGCACATATATAAAGGGCAAAATAATTACATAATATTTACGGCCGATGAGTTAACAACCATCGCAAGCCCTAAATATTTATTTATTTTTACAAGTGCTACGGATAAAATAGTTAAATTTGTTGGTACAAACATTGTTGATTATAATAGGTACCAAAAAATGCTTATCTTGGATAAGGTTTTTAAGAATTACGAAGCCGGCACCTGGCGATATATTATAAGGCAACAAGCAAGCTCAACAAATCTTGATCCATTATTGAGCGGTGCAATTGTTGAGGAGGGCTTTATGTATTTGCATGATGTCGCCGAATGTGCGCCAACTGAATACACGGATCAATGTAACGAATTTAAAACATATAATTGTGAGCAATAAATATCATTTAGTAAAGGTCGAATTTGACCAAGCGCAACAACCTAAATTCGAAGAGAAAAAAGGTAAAAACTATGTTGAGTTTGGTGCAAAAAATAACTATTCAAATTACTTGATTGAGTTATTTGGCGAAAGCCCAAAACACGGTGCAATTGTAAAAGGTAAGGTTAATTATATTTATGGCAAAGGTTTTGCGGATGTTCCGAAAGTTGCCAATGTTGAGGGTGAGACTTGGAATCAAATTTTAAAGCGCTCAATTTTAGATGATGAGCTTCATGGTGGATTTTATTTGCAAATTGTTTACAATGCATTAAAGCAAATCGCCGGAGTATATCACATTGAGTTCCAAAAAGTAAGGGTTTCAAAAGATTTGAAATGCTTTTATGTTAAAGATGATTGGAGCAAGAGTGAATTTAGAGAGACTGCAAGAGAGTACAAAGCATTCAATCCAAATGAGCCAAATGGCGCACAAATATTATTTGTAAAGCAGTACAATCCAAAGAGTGATATTTATCCTCTTCCTTCCTATTTTCAAGGTCTTAACTACATCGAGAGTGATATTCAAGTAAGCCGACATATTTTAGGTAATGCAAAGAAAAACTTTGTGGCCACCAAATTGATTAATTTCAATAATGGCTTACCAGGTGAGGAGGAGCAAGAGGAAGTTGAGAGAGATTTAAAGAATAAGTTCGCTAATCCGGAAGGTGACCGCGTGGTAATTGCATTTAACCCATCAAAGGAAAATTCAGTCGAGATTGTTGATTTAGGACAAACCAATTTAACAAAAGAGGATTTCACTAATGTTAACAATCTAATCCAACAAGAGATTTTCTCTTGTCATCAAGTTACAAGCCCGATGTTATTTGGTATCAAAACCGAAGGACAATTGGGTGGCCGCAGCGAGATTCGTGATGCTTATCAAATATTCCAAAATACATATGTCAACGAGCGCCAACAACAACACGAAGTAACTTTCAATAAGTTAATGAAATTGGCCGGCATCGTTGGTGAGTTTGAGATTGTTCCGGTTGAGCCATTAAGCTTTGAGTTCAGCGAGGCCATTATGAGCGCCAACATGACACGCGATGAAATCCGTGAGAAGTTAGGCCTTGCACCGGATAGCTTGGCACCTCAAGGCGGTAATATACCTCCAACGGGTAGTGAGCCAATAGCGGCTGCAAATGATAGCATTAAGAATTTAAGCGGAAGGCAATATCAAAATGTTATGCGTATCGTTCGCCAATTCGGGAGCGGTAAGATTAACAAGCAACAAGCGGCATTGATGTTAAAGAGTGGATTTGGTTTTAGTGATGATGATGTGAATACCTTCCTGGGTGTTGATGATGATCCTAAAACCGAAGAGGCCTTTGCTGATATGCAAGATGATTTGTTATTGAGTGAATTTAGCGCATGCGGTGATAATTGTAATGAGTTTGAAGTAATTGAGACTCATGAAGCTAAAAACTTTGAGCAATTTGCGGATGCCGAGATTGACACAATAAAAGCAAATGTCCTTGATTTGATAAGTAAAAATAAGCTTATAACTCCGGAGAACATTGGCACCATCTTAAATAAAAGCGTTGCCGAGGTTAATCTTACAATTGAAGCTTTAAAAACGGAAGGATATTTAAAAATAATTGGTAGAGATTTAAGCATCTTAAACCCAAAGTATAAACCTCAAGAGAGTGTGCTTACAAAGCCACTTCGCAAAATTGCGGGAGGTGATAAAGCAACCACAACCGAGGTGCTTTTGCGTTACACATATGCCGGTCCAAGAGATGACAAAAACCGACCATTTTGTGCGCGCTTATTACAACTAGCGGAGACAAAGCTTTGGAGCCGTTCCGATATTGAGAACATTTCCGAGCGTTTAGGCTATTCAGTATTTGATAGGAGAGGCGGTTGGTTTACGCAACCAAATGGAGTTCACCGCCCTTATTGCAGACATCGTTGGCAAGTAAAAATTGTAACTAGAAAAAAATAATTTTATGAGTTTAAATATACTTTTTATTAATGAGGAGCTTATCAAAAGTCGCACGGCAATAAGCACGGGCATCGATGGTAAGCAAATTTTACCGGTTATCAAGTTGGCTCAAGATAAATTTTTATTGCCGGCACTTGGTACATCTTTATTTCGTAGGTTACAAGATGGGGTTGAGAATAACGATTTAAGCACGGATGAAAAATCTTTGCTTAATGATTATGTAACGGATTGCCTTTTATGGTTCACACTTGCCGAGATGGTGATGGCAACATCATTCCAATTTTTTAGCAAAGGATTGATGCAGAAAACTGCGGAGGAAAGCAACTCACCAAGTAAGGGCCAATTGGAATTATTACAAAGGTCTTACATGAGCAATGGTGAGTTTTACAAGACAAGATTAATTGATTATCTTCGTGAAAACTCCGAGTTGTTTGATGAGTACTTAAACTATGGTAGCGGATTTGATATCATAGCGCCACAAATTAAAGCATATACTTCGCCTATATTTTTAGGCAGAAGAGGAGCAACACGAAGAGTTAGTAACCTAGATTATCCTCATGAAAATACGCAGTTATAAAAGGGAGTTTTTAGACAAAGTAAAACAAAAATTCAATGACTTACAACCAGGTATTAAGCACAATAAGGACACTCCTCCAATCGCATGCGCAAATAAAAAGCGTAAAGTATGCGACACCAAAAGAGTGGTTGTTTGTAAATGACCAACCAATTTATCCAATTGCTTGCTTTGCAATTAATAGTGGATCATTAAATGTTGGGCGTGAACAAGTCTATAATGTTACGCTTTGGTTTTTAGATAAGGCGGGCATGGAGGCCGAGTTTGAGCCGGATGTTGCATCCGATCAATTACAAATCGGAGCGGACATAATTAGCAAAATGAGGAACGGAGCAAATAACTACATCCTTGATCCTAATATTAGTTACAACTTTATTTTGGATAAGTTTGAAGATTATTTGAGTGGTATTGAGATAACCTTTAACATGACAACAGTATCGGAGTTTGATGCTTGCGATATGCCATTAAATTAAAAAATTATAAATATGAGTTGCAATAGTTCAACGGGTGATTTAAGGCCCGCACAATACAATGTTCAATTATGGCGCAATGATTCATGGGCGCAAACATTTGCCATTACGGCAAATGATGTGGCAGTCGATTTAAGCGGATCAACTATCTTGATACAAGTTAGGACCAAGCCCGCATCAACGGATGTGGTGTTGAGCCTTGTAACCGGTACAAGCATCACAATTGGTGGCGCCGGTAAAAACGAGATTACATTAAATAAGATAGTGGACATCGCCGCCGGAAGTTATGTTTATGACATGAATGTCACTTTTCCAAGTGGCCTTGTCAAAACATATATTTGGGGAACTTTTTTAGTACAGGAGGACATAACAAGAGTATAACAAAATGAGTACAATAATAACACCAAGCGAAGAGCAAATAAACATAGTAGTTAATGATGAAAAAATTAGTATCAATGTAGAGAGTGGCGATGTTATTGTAAATGTAACCGAGAATATTGTTGAAGTATCAACAGTTAATGGAGGTTATCCATTGCCAACAACCGTGTATTCAGTATTCGGAAGGACCGGTAATATCGTTGCAACCGAGGGCGATTACAATCTTGATAAACTTTCCGATGTTACATTGACTTCATCTACTAATGGCGATGTCTTATCATATGATGGTACTAAATGGATTAATAAGCCGGTAACCGGAACGGGATCGGTAACGAGCGTTGACATGAGTGTACCGGTTGGCCTTCAAGTGAGTGGCAATCCCATCGTAACAAATGGAACGCTAGCGCTTAATTATGCGGCGGGTTATTCTTTGCCAACAACTGCAAAGCAAACAACCTGGGATGCGGCTTACAATGACTCAATAGTTAGTGCAAGTGTAAGTGGTACAACTACCAAAACACTAACATTAACGCAACAAGATGCGGGAACAATCACGGCATCATGGAGTGATCTTGCAGCAAGCGGAACGGTAACGAGTGTTGGCTTATCTTCTGCAACAAGTGGGGTAAGTATTGGTTCATCACCAATTACGACAAGCGGTACTATTACCCTAGATATTGCAACTGCAACCACATCACAAAATGGTTTATTGAGCAGCACGGATTGGTCAACATTTAATGCGAAGCAAAATGCTATAACGCTAACCACAACAGGAACAAGCGGAGCAAGTACATTGGTAGGTGCAACATTAAACATCCCTAACTATGGTTCAGCCTTAACAGGTTATGTTCCCTACACAGGTGCAACTGCTAATGTTGATTTAGGTACATTTAATTTGACTGCTGATGTTATTACAGGTGCAACAGGTTCTTTTGCATCAAGTGGAGGTAGTAATACTTTTGATATTAATCATTCAAGTGGTAGTGGAATAGCTTTAAACATAACAAAAGGTGGCAATGGTGAAGGTTTATATATAAACAAAACAAGTGGTAGTGGTAACGCTGCAACTATTATAGGTACTTTAAATGCAACTACTTTAGTAAAGAGTGGTGGCACATCAAGTCAGTTCTTAAAGGCTAATGGCACAGTTGATTCAAGCGCATACATTACCTTAACAGGATTAAGTGCAACGGCGCCATTGTCTTATAACAATACAACGGGAGGATTTACAATAAGCCAAGCGGGTGTGAGTGGCAATGGTTATTTAAGTTCAACCGATTGGAATACATTTAATAATAAACAAGCTTCGGGCAATTACATCACCGCATTAAGTGGTGAGGCAACTGCGAGCGGCCCAGGATCGGCGGCGGTGACATTAAGCACATCGGCCGTAACGGGTAAAATTTTAACCGGTGTGAACATTACCGGCGGATCAATAACCGCAACCGACTCAATATTAGTTGCATTTGGTAAGGTTCAAAACCAAATAAACGGAGTATTAGGTGGCGCAATTTATCAAAGTACTTGGAACGCATCAACAAACACTCCAACGCTTACAAGTAGTACAGGAACAAAAGGATATTATTACATCGTAAGTGTTGAGGGATCAACAAACCTTGATGGCATCACCGATTGGAAAGTGGGTGATTGGGCCATCTTTAATGGCACTACTTGGGATAAAGTTGATAACACGGATGCGGTAAGTTCAGTAAATGGATATACCGGTGCGGTAAGCTTGACAACATCCGACATCACCGAAGGTTCAAGATTATATTATACCGAAGTAAGAGTAAGTGCAAATACGGATGTGGCTGCCAATACGGCGGCAAGACACGCGGCGGTGACCATTGGCACGGCAAATGGATTGAGTTTAAGTACTCAAGCTTTGAGCCTGGCTCTTGCATCAACAAGCGCAACCGGTGCTTTAAGTAGTACCGATTGGAACACATTCAATCTTAAGCAAGCTGCTTTAAGTGGTACGGGCTTTGTAAAGATTAGCGGATCAACAATAAGTTATGATAACTCAACTTACTTAACAACAAGTTCAGCGGCATCAACTTATTTACCATTAGCGGGGGGAACGCTTACAGGTGCATTAAGCGGAACAACTGCAACATTTAGTGGGGAAATAGAATCTAGTTCATATATACAATCTAAACTAGGTGCTAGTGCAAGTATTGGTTTAGGTTCTCGTTTTCAATGGGATAATGCTGCAACAGGTGCTTCGCAAAAGCAATTATCACTTCAAATGAATGCGGCTTTTGGATTAGATTTATGGTATTTTAATGGTTCAACATATAATAATACAGGAATAAAATTTAATATTGACGGCTCTATTAATGGAAAATCATTTGTATCAAATGGTGCTTTATTAGATAGTGATATTGCTGCAAATAAAACATTTATAGATAATAATAACGGGGCAAGATTTTTATCTTATGGTCCAAATTCTACAACTAGAGGCTCAATTCTTTTTTATCAAGGTTCATCTGCAAATACATTAGGACAATATGCTTTAACTATTGATGCAAGCGGAAATTCTGTTTTTATTGGAACAATTTCAGCAACTAATTTTAGTGGCACATCATCGGGTACAAATACAGGCGACCAATCATTAGCAAGTTTAGGCGCTCAAGCACAATTAAATGGTACAGGATTTGTAAAAGCAAGTGGAACGACAATAAGTTATGATAATACAAGTTACTTACCTTTAGCGGGAGGAACTTTAACAGGTGCTTTAAATATTAATTTATCAAGTGGAACGGCAATGAATGTGGCGGGTAATGCTATATTTAGAGGCGATACAGGAGTAGGCACACCAAGACAATTAATTATCTCAAGCGGTGGAAGTACACCCGTTTATTTAGAGGCAAAAGGATACGGTGCGAATTATCAAACTGATTTCGGGATTAAAACCTACAATAGTGCGGGAACTGCATTTGAGGTATTTTATGCTGATAGTTCGGGAAGGGTTGGTATTAATAGAGTTGCTCCTAGTTATCAATTAGATGTTAATGGTACAGGGCGATTTGAAGGTGCTTTAAGAGTAAACGGAGGTACAACAACAATTTATGATTCTAGTGAAGCAAGGTTAAATTTTAATACCGATGTAGATGGAGAACAAAATTCTAGTTGGCTTTATTCGGATTCAAATGCTACATTAGGCTCAATCGGTAATGTATATATACAAGCATTAAGTACAACAGTTTTAAGTGTATTAGATTTTAATAATTATGGTAACAATACTGCAAATGGAGTAACGGGCAATGTTTTTATAGGTACTAGCGTAGCACAAGGAATTGATAAGGGAGCGGTATTAAGTTTAGGAGGTTGGACAACAAGCACAGGAAGTGCAAGTGCTTTTGGTAGAATAGCCGGAAGGAAAGAAAATGCAACAAGTGGTAATCAAGCGGGGTATTTATCATTTGAAACTGCTAATGCTCTTGTAAGTCAAAGTACCGAAAAGATGAGGATTACCTCCACAGGCAAGGTTGGAGTAAATACAACAAGCCCACAAAGTACATTTGTAGTAGGTGTAACTGCCGATACTCAAGGATGCGAAATTGATAATGCTACAAGCGGAGTTCCTAGAATATTTGCTTTTAATAGAAGCGGTGGAGTTTCTTTACCATTAGCTTTGCAATCAGTTGGAGGCAATGTATTAATAGGAACTACTACTGATGGGGGTGGCAAACTTCAAGTAAATGGAGAGATAAGAATGTATGGCTCTACTCTATTCAGAGGAATGAGTAGTAATACATTACAACTATGTGGAGGTACTTCAAGTTCAAATGTGAAAATAGATGGTTCGGTTGAGGTTGTTACAATAGATACTAATGGTGCTACAAGACTTACAATAGGAAGTAATGGTTTTATTCAAGCAACTAATACAACACAAACGGATGATTTAGGTACAATTCAAATATATAATACAACGGCATCGGCATTTGCTAATTCATCTCTTACTGTTAAATCATATAATGGTACAGGACAATTTATGCAATGGGAAAACTATGGAATGAGAATTGGAAGCAGAATTAAAACTAATACGGGCGCGGGTGGGATTTATTTTACTTACGGTAATGATTCAGTTGGAATGACTATAAAATCAACAGGTGTTATAAACTTTTCAAATGTGCCAACAAGTAGTTCAGGTTTATCAAGTGGTGATATTTATAAAAGTGCGGGAGTATTAATGATAGTATAAATAAATTAAAAATAAAATAAAATGAAACAAATCTCTCCTATTCAAATTTGGCAAAATGGCCAATTCGTACAAGCGATTAACCTTAATGCTTGGGCTTCAAATGTTATTTTAGGAACAAGTGCAACATTTACTTACAATCTTTTAGATGCTAATCAACAAAGATTACAAGATGGTGTTGTAACTATGACGGGCGAAGATTATGTAAAATGGGGGGATAACGATCAATATGCTTGGGAGTTCGTGGCTACTAAATTAAACCTTACAATCGTAGCAAAATAATTAATATATTTGCTAAAATTATAATTTTATGAAGTATTCAAATTTATTAAACCTAGTTGCCCAAATGGAGGCGATCATAGGTAACCAAGAAACAAAAGTACAAAAGAAACTATTTAAAATCTTTGAAAAGGTTAAGCCAAGTTATGAAGCGTACCAATCCAAAAAGGATGAGTTACGACTTGATAATGCAAGCGCCAACGACAAAGGGATTTTAAATGTAACGGAAAAGGGTGATTATCAATTTACAAAGGAAGGCATTAAAAAGCTAACAAGCGACATTAAAGCCCTAAATGATGAAGAGTTCGCTTTTGAGAAGATTAACATTGTTAATCCTCAAGGGCTTGAAAACTTCATTTTCCTTGAAGATTGGACCAATGGAATCGAATTTATTAAACAAGATGAAGAGGAACTTTAAGACATGACACAGGATAGCACCAACGCCCTTGCGAATACCGCCGTTTCAATTACGGCCGCATCACTTACCATAACACAAGTGCAACCATTGATTACAATGCTTGCGGGCTTGGTTGCCATCATTTCCGGCTTATTAGCCATTATTTACTATGTTAAGCAAATCCGTAAGCTATAATGAGGAATTTCCTAGTAATTATTTTAATAGCGGTAGTCATTTTTTTATTAATGACAAAGCCTACTTATACTAAAAATGAAATAGTATTAAAAACTGACACAATTTTTAATATTAAGACATTGACTAAATATAAAAAGGGCGATTCAATACCTTATAAAGTAATTTTACAAGATTCAATTTATATCCCAATATACGATACAATTCGTATAATTAACGACTATTCGCAGATAAAAGAGTATAATGATACAATACGGATGGATTCAAATACATTCTATATTCATGACACAATTACAAAAAATAAGATAATAGGGAGGGGATTTGAAGCAACACTACGAGAAAAAACTATATATATAACAAAGACTATTAAGCCAAAAACGGAATTATTGATTGGAGGCGAATTAAGGAACTTTAATAATGTTTTAGGTGCTAGTATAGGAATAGGGTTAAAAGTGCCAAATAAGGGGCTTATGTTGCTTAATTATGGCACTCAAGGTTATTCAGTAGGATTTTATAAAAAATTGTTTTAAAATATGATACCGATTAAATTTAAAGAGTTTGCTTCCAATCCTATCGTTGGAACATTGTTTGTGGTTTTAATAGCTATTGGCTATTTGTATGTGGATGTACGATCAACCTTCCAGGGCCAAGCTAAAAATCAAGATGTAAAGATTGAGAAATTAGAGACAAGACTTGATGTGGTTACAAATGCATTACGCAGATGTGATTCGAGTTTGGCGGCCGCAAGTACAAAACTTTCAACTTTGGAGCAATTAGGTAAAATTCAAAAGATAAACTAATGAAATATTTATTTATTTTATTCTTATTTGGTTGCGGAGTACAAGCTCAAAAGGTTGACAAGGATATTGAGTTTGAGGAGTTAATGAAGCAAGTTGATGCAACCAATGCAAAATCTGCAACAGTTCTCGCAAAGGCAACTAAAAAAGAAAAGCAATTAGTTACAAATGCAGTTGCAACCATTACCCAAATGAGAAGCGAAATTAGTGAACTTAAGAGTGTAAATAGTATTGTCAAAATTGATACTCTTTATATTTACATTCACGATACAGTCCTAATAAAAGAAAAAAAGAATTTTTGGGGTAAGACTAAAACCGATACAACAAATTAAGATGAAGCAATTTTTTACCGAAGATAACGGAAGGTTATCTATGAAGCGTTTATGTGGTTTGATGTGCGTTGTAGCGTTATGCATTACAATGTATCATAACTCATTTAGTGAGTTAAGTAAAGCACCTAGCGAGGCATTAGTGTACGCAGTTGCAACATTGGCATTTGGATGCCTAGGATTAACAACCGCAGAGAAAATATTTAAAAAAGATTAATATGAAAATATCCGAACATTTAGATTTAAGCGAAGTGATCCGTAGTGAAACTGCAAAGCGACATGGCATCTCAAATATGCCAATTGATGCGCATATTGAAAACTTTAAATTGCTAGCTGAAAATGTATTTGAAAAGGTAAGGAATCATTTCCGTTGCCCTATTCATATCAGTTCCGGATATAGATCAAAGGAACTTAATGCTTGCACACCTGGGGCATCACCCACCTCTCAACATAGCACAGGAGAGGCAATTGATATTGACATGGATGGGAGTGCAAACGGCGTTACCAATACAATGGTATTTAATTACATCAAGGATAATTTAGAATTTGACCAATTGATTTGGGAGTTTGGTACTAATGAGAATCCGAATTGGGTTCATGTATCTTATGAGAGTACCGGTAAGCAAAGAAAACAAATCTTAAAAGCTACAAGAGTAAACGGCAAAGCTCATTACCAAACATATAAGTAAAAAAGAACGGCCCCCAAAGATATTAAATCTTGAGAGCCGTGTTAGTAGATGGGGGAACGAAATATGTTATAGTTTCATTACCAATTTTTGGTAATCTTCCTTAAAATCATAATCAGTTTGCAGCATATTATTTGTTGATTTAATCGCATTTATTACCGTTGTATGATCACGATTAAAGGCAATCCCAATCTCATCCAATGTAAGCAATGTATTATATCTCAAGATATGCATTGTTAATAATCTCGGAATAGCAAAAACCGACTTCCTACTTTTGGACTTAATATCATCCATTGATATATTATATTGCTCGCATGTGTTTGCGATAACAGTATCGATATATTGCAATACTTTCTTTTTTGGCATTGTCTTAAAGCCAATTTTTGCTTTCTTAATTCCCGGTATTATCATGTAGTTCATTTTTGTTTATTTTAATCTCATCGAATATCCCAAAGGACTCCGCTTTTTTTATATGTCTTTTAAATGTATGAAATGACATCTCATCATTTTGTAATAAATGGGTAAGTTTACCCACCAGGTCAATCTTCTCAATAATTGTTAACTCAATCCATTCTTTGTGGTTTGGCATCTCCTTTGATTTTATAGATGAAAAATAATGTTACATAAAGCAAGCACGCTAATGGCACCGCTAATAAGAAAAACTTTAATAGTGATAAAATTGCTCTAATCATGGTTGATAATTTTTATTAAAATAATCTTGTTGATCTTGATATTCTAAAATATTACCATCTCGTTCTCGGTTCCAAACATTTAGCTCGCCATCAATAAATGCAATTTTTATATCTTTTGATGATTTATGAAGATACTTATCTTCAATAAGTTTTGCTAATTGTTCCGGAAGGAATGTAATTGTGTTGGTAGTTTTTACATACTCCAACAACTCTTGCATTGCAGTTTTTTTCATAATTAATAATTTTGTAAAAATGCCGTGATTAAAAATGCGGTGATTAAAATAACGACCGCTTGAAAGTTGTGGTTTTGTTGTTTATTCATTTTGATTTTGTTTAGAAACCAAAGCTATATTATTTTAATTTAATAAAAAAATATTTTTAATATATTTTTTTAAAGTGCCTTAAAGTAAAGTCTTTTTTGAGTTGGACCATGTTAAAAATACGCTCCTCAATGCCTCCAACGGTGAATATCCAAAACACTTTTGAGGCTATTGTGCGGTCCTTTGTTTGCATCCTTGCCCTTGATTGCCAATAGCTTACCGCCGAAAAGTCTATATTATACATGACAAGCGCATCGGCCGTGCTTAAATTTATGCCTTCCCTCCCGCTTTGCACCTGGCTTATAAATACCGCATCGCCTCCGGCCTTATTGAACTCTTGCGGATCATCATATGAGTTTTTAAAAGTTGCCTTTAAAAGCAACCCCTCGGCTATGTACTTATAAAAGATGGCTATCTTTTGATCCTTAAACCTTTCCTTAATAAAATTGGCTTTTGTATCATCAAAGATTATTGCATTGCCATCATCCTTTTTAACCGTTCCGCTACAAATTTGGTGTATCTTCTGCATTTCTTTGACCGCAGTATCGGCAACGACAATCTCGCCATCCTTTGTCCTAAATAATTTGTCCTTGGTAATCTTATCAATGGCCCATTTGACCTTATCACTCATTGGCACATACAAGATGGCCTCTTGGACTAATGATTCAAATCCGGCCTCCTGTTGCGTATATGTCAAAAACAAATGGTTTATCTCACATTCAATTAACTCCGTTTTGACATGTGAGTAATCAGCAAGCTCACGATTGAAAACAAATTTTTTCTTTGGGATGCCGTAATCCTTATGCCAGGAATAAAAGTTTTTATGATCTGCAAATGGGGATTTGTCCGATACCCAAAATTGATGGAATATTTGAGCAAAGCTTTCCGGTGTTGGAGTGCCACTTAAATAAATCACCGGCTTACCTTTGCATAATTCCTTTAATGCTTTTGTCCTTTCGGAAGGGATTGGGTATTGGCCCAATGAATGAGCTTCATCAATAATAACAAGATCATAAATATTTTGACATTTATGTACGCTTTCAAAATTAATAATATCTAATTTATATACATAACCGGACAATTTAAAATCATCTTCAATGCTTGAGATGGCTTTTTTCTTTGTAACAAATAAGACATGCTCAACACTTAATTTGTTTGCTAATAGCAAACTTGTTAATGTTTTGCCGGTCCTTACTTGCATGGCAAGATATACCAAACCAAACTCATTAATAACCTCAAGGCCCCTATTGGCTATGTCGATTTGATAATCTCGCAACTCCATATTTAAGTAAATTAATTTGTGCCGTCCTGTAATGGTGTATCGTTCGTATCATCAATACGGCGATAACCCTCTTGCCAAAGAATCTTTGTGTATGCTATGGATTTTTTAATGACAGTCTCTTCCGAATCTTTGGCATCCAATAGGTGTCCGAGTTCATGGAGCAAAATTTCCAAGTGCTTTTTTCCGCGTAAGCGCGGATCCAAATATATTATCCCATCGCTTTCGGCAATGCCATGAGCTTGTTCCCTTCCTAATTTTTTATAAATTATCTTTATTTTCACTTCGAGTCTTAATTATTTTTTTAAGATAAATAGCCAAATCCAATGCCTCCTCATATGCATGTTGCAACCACTCATCTTCTCTTAAATCAGTACGATCCATTGTGGTGCCATATTCCGCTCGGCCCTTCTCCTCTCTAAATAATAAATCATCAATGATATCGTATAAAAGTTTACTCATTATTTATCCGTTTTATTATGATGCTTGCCGCATGTTCTACATCTAAAAATTAATTTTACCACTCCGCTTGCTAATGCTCTCCGGTCCTTGATTACCAGGTCATCGCTGCCACACTCCGGACAACTGCCTTTGTGATGGCCAAATATTACTCCGTAATGTGTTTTGGGTGCGATATGGTTTGATAGTTTCTTATGGACCTTCTCAAGCAATACAACATCCATTTTGCAATACTTAACCATCTTATCCATTGCAACTTGATCCTTATTTAAAACGATGTTTTTCCATAAGTCAAAATCAGTTTTAATCTTGGAGCCAATGCCTAAATATCCGGCAATGTAATTAAGCTTATTGCTATTGAATTTAAATTTTGACCTTGAGACTTTTAAGGTGTCAATGGTTTGGTAGGTTGGGAACATATCAATCCCATAAAACAAACATCTTGTCCTCACCCATGCAAGATCAAACTTATCGCCATTATGACCAACCAACTCATCCGCTTCATTTACTATCTTAATAAAATCTTGAAGCATCTTTTTATCACTTTGCTTTGCATCCCAGGTAAGCGCGTGAGTATCTTTATCATCCTCCCATTTGTAACATATGCAAATAATGGCACGCTCGGTGATAATATTTTGCGGTCCTATATTTAACTTAAACCCGCTTTGCCAAAAAAAACCAATATTGGGGCTTGTCTCGATGTCGAAATACAATCTCTTCCTTTTGGTTCTCGTTATCATAATGCGGGTTTAAGTGTAAAACTACTATTTTTTATGAGATAACTGATAACTAAATTCTCTCGGCTTATCATTCTCATGCTCCGCGTTCCATAACTGTTGGACTGCAAGGAATAATGACCAATCATCCGAGGTGTCATCTTTGGTCACCATCTGCCATCCTGGACCTTGGATGACTCCGTTCTTACCATAGGTCCGAGTTTTGGCATTAAGCCATAAAATAGCCACGCCATCAATATCCGGCATGTTATCGGATTGCTTAACCGAATGATTATATAATTCCTTGTAAGCTGCCAATTGCAGCCAATAGCTATTATATATCCCGTTGCTTGTCTTAATGTCTAAAACATATGTTTTGCCATCAATGGTGCAAATGCGATCAAGCGTACCGGCAAACTTTAAATGATTACTTACAAAGGTTTGCTCAATCATTGCATGTACCGGCTTATGGTTTACGCTGAATTCAACATAACGCTCAAACATATTCCACTCCTCAAGCGAATACTTTGGTCGGTTGTTATCATCTAATAAGGTGCACTCCATCCCGTGATCGTAATCTTCGGTCAATTGGTGTACTGTTGAGCCACGGCGCCCGGCGTTATCTCTTATCTCATCTGCCTTTGAGCCAACCTCCTTCATCCATTGTATAAGGGCAAATGGCTTTGGATAAGCTTCAAGTAAAGTGGTGGCACTTGGAAAATAGTTTCCATCTTCATCGTGGTAAAATCTACCATCGACAAATGTTAATTGATTGGTTTTGGTTTTTACTAGCATGTGTATTCTTTTATGGTTTCGGTGATTACTTTGTCTCCGTTGTTGGCAATGACTGCGGTTGCAATTTGCTCAATCTCTTCAAGGGTTTCGGCCCCTGTAATAAACTTATTATCGACATAAAGAAAGTATCTCTCAAAATTGTCGATGATGTTAATCTCTTTGGTAATTTTAATTTTCGGCATATTTTTAATTTTAAATTTTAAAAAGTGCCTTTTTGTACGGAAGGCTAACCGCTAACCAAAACCAACTAAAAAGATGATTCCTCATCCAAAACCAAATCATTATCATTATGCTTTGCAAATATCTTCAAAGCAGTTTGCTCAAGGAACTCCATCATTGCAGAATCATCCCATTGCTCCTTACCTTTAACTTTAATCTTCTCCATTTGTGGTAAGCCATTAGGCGCATCCTTTGTGTAAGCCGGTGCAATCTTTGTATCATCTTGATACATTGTGATGCCGGTAACTGTTTTGCTTACATCGTTTTTGTCCTTCATGGCCCAAGGCATAAAGCGTAAAGCTTCCTCAATGTTAATGTTTGGCAAAGCTTTTAAAAAGCTTGATGCATATCGACTTGAGTAAGGCATTGATACAATATATGTATCGGCGCCATCCTGGAATGTCAATTGCCATTGCTTACCATAGTCATTCTCACGAGTGTTAACATTTGTAATGTTACCCGTTAAGTCTTTGAAGCGCTCTTCAAAAACAAGTTTACCGGTTTTTGTTACTCGCTCGGTTGTGCGATCATTCGCCGTTTTGTGTTGGCGTACTAGGTTCCCATCGGAAACGGAGAGGTAAGTTAAGTTTGTACCTCCTAAATTTGATAAAGCCATAATATAAATATCGTTTGTTTTATAACGACATCACAATACTAAACTATTTAATTTGAATAAAAAAACTTTTTTATTAAATTTTTTTAAATTACTTTTGAAAGGTAAACGAAATACCTCCGCTAATTAACAATAATTAATAATCGTAGTGGGTTATCCTGGATGGGAGCGGGGGTGTTTTTTTATAAGGTTTGACCATTTAAAACTATTGGATAAAATCGGTAGTGTCCTTAAAAATGGTATCTTAAAACCAATAACATGAAAATTTTATTTATCATTGCATTCCTAATATTGGCATGCATAAAAATCAACCTAGATGAAAACTATGAAAAAAGAAACTCGAGGGCGTAAGCCACTCCCGGAAAAGGAAAAGAAAAAAGCTTTGACCATAATGGTGAAAAGCAAATTTTTAAACGAAGCAAAAAAAGAACTTAAAGAAATTGAGAGAATCTATTCTACAAAGCAAAGTCATCCGGCACTTTGAGTTGATCGGTTGGTATGTCGTAAAGATAATACAATGCAATAAAAATGGCATGCCCGACCTAATGATCCTCAAGGATGGTAAAACTTTCTTTATAGAATGCAAGGCCGAGAAAGGCCGGCTTTCGGAATTACAAAAGTATAGACATGAACAACTTGAAGAGCAAGGGTTTCGCGTTTA